GTTAAAACATCTAAATAATATTCTTTTCCCTTAATTTTTAAAGGCATTCCACTTTTTGTAATATTTTCTAATTTATCTTCCATTACTTTTCTCCTTTGTTTTATGTACTAATTCCTAAATTCCATGCTTGTGTCTGTGTTTTCAAAGTTAATGCTTTGTCTCCTTGAAAAGAAAGACTTTGGTCTACTAAAGCGTCAACCGGAGTATTATGATCTAATCCCGTTACTATAGTATCTCCATCCCAGAACCGAGAAGGACTGCCAGTTGATGGAATTGCAACGTAATTTATAAATAATCTTACTTCACAAGTTTCTCCTACCCAACTATCAACAACATTCCCAGAAGTCAAAAAATGTTTGTCTGCTTTTACTGTCCAATTTGTTACTCCTGCAACATAACTTCTTCCTCCAGAAGAATCGCAAAATTGTGTTGTCTCTAGTAAATTAACAGTAGAACTTAAAGTCCAGTTATAAAACCCACATACTTCAATTCCAGGCTCAGCTTCAGTGAACACAACTGCGGCTGCTTCGGGAGCTGCGGCCGTTACCGCTTCGCTTACCGTCATAACTCCACTAGAAACTGTTGCTATTGTAAATATTCTGTTGTTTCCAGTTGAAGTAGTACATCCAGAAACCGTAACTAGCATTCCAGCTTCATATCCTTCAGTTTCAAAATTGATAGAATTTCCCGAAGAGGTAATTGTTTTTCCAGTAGAAAAATATATATTTCCAGTTGTTGCTGTATCTGTTAATTCTTCGTTATAATAAACAGCTCCATTTTCACCATTTAATACACTCATTTAAAATCACCTCTTTTTTATGTACTAGTTGCCAACGCACCTGTTCCTTGAAAAGTGTAACTTTGGGTTACTAATCCGTCTACTGACGTATTAATGTCCATACCAGTTATTATTGCACTTCCGTTCCAAACAACTGCAGTACCTGTTGAACTTTTTAAATATACTGTTCCAGTTGATCCAGGAACGGCTGTGTTTGAAGCCGAAAAGAAACCTTCATAACTTCCGCTCCAACCTGTAAATCCTGATACATAGGATTTTCCACCTGTAGAATCGTCAAAATTTGTTGAGTCATACAAATCTGCTGTGTAACTTAAAGACCAGCTTTTAATTGTAGTTTCTCCACCTGAAAAAGTTACGCTTCCATATCTTCCGCTAATTGCACTCATATAATATCACCTCTTTCTTCTTAGATTTCTTCGCCTATTGGTAAAATTGAATAATTTTGTAATGCATGTAGATTTCTTTCTGCTTGTGGAACTAAAGAATAAACTCCCTTTTGTTCAACTTTTTTTCTAAAATTAGGAAAATTGCCTTCCTGTCTAGTTTTAAGGACATAAGATTCTTTTGTATTCTTTATTTTTATTCCCCTGCCCATCGCTACGCCACACCAAAACTCAACACTGCCTTTTTCATTCCCATATGTTTCTCCTCCTGCGTCAGGTCTCATATCTACCCCATATAATGATATTTCTTTAGGATCTTGCATAGCAGCTAAAGCGATCATATAAGCAATAACATTTAGAAAAAAACCTACGTTAAATTCTTTCATAATATCCAATATTGGAATTAATACGCTATTTTTTAATACTTTAAAAGTACCTGATGTGTAAACTGGAACTCCCATTTTATTTACATTCGCGACTAAATCCATGTCATCATCAAAAATATTTCCTCTAATGTCATGACCAAAAAATAATCTATTTACTTTTGGATAATCTCTATAAATAGAATTACTACCCCAAACTTCAGTCTTTTCATTTACTTCATTAGGACACTGATACCAACTTGGTCCTTGTGCTAATATGATGATTTCATCTAATCCTTTAACAAATTCTTTTACCATAATTCTCCTTTTATTTTTCTTCGATTTCTGTTCTGTATTGGACAACGTATTGCCAAACATCTTCACTTTTTTCAAGGGAAGAAAATTCCCTTTTCATATAGATTGAATTATAATCTGTCATCGTAAGTGTTGTAAAATCATATAATGTTTTGAGTTTTGTGAATAAACTACAAACATTTTCTACACTTGCATTATCGTCATAGATGGTAAACTGTATTAAGCTATTTTCCATTGTGCCATCAAACGTCCAATGCGGTATATCACTAATTAGATAGAATACTGCATAAGGATAATCTGTATCTTGAGGAGCTTGTGTATTATATAAGCCACCATCTAAAGCTACATATAACGAACTTGCTCCTGTCGAGCCTGTAAATTTTGAGTATATGCCTTTGAATAAATTGTCCATAAACTACCTTCTTTTTAATTTAATGCCTTGTAACTTTTTTAAATCATTGTTTAAACCTATCTAGAATGCGTTTGTTTGTACCTATTGATATATTTGTATTAAAAGATACTGATTACTGTTAAAACCTACTTAAATTCAATATAAGGGCAAGGAATATTTTTTTTAAGTTAAGGTTATACAATCCCCGCTATCTAGCTGATATGTTCCTGCGTATGCATCTTTTGTTGTACTACAATTTACTACCGTATAATCACAAGCGTCTGTATATGTTAGAGTTGAATTACAAGGAATACAGCCAGTGTTATTATATGTCGTCCAAATTGATGGTATCATACATGGTTCATTCCATATGATTTTATAAGGTTCATACCAATGATCGTAATGATGATAATGGATTTCTTTTACCACTTCAATGACAGAAGTTCTTTTAGCTTCATCATCTATTTCTTGTCGTTCAGCAATTAAATCAAGTCTGCCTGCTCTAATGTTATCCATGTCTTGTTTCAAGGTTTTGATTTCTTTGCTTAATTGACTACGTTCATTTTCTTTACTCTTAATTTTGCCTAATGTTTTTCTGATAACTTCTTTAATTAAGTCTTTTTGTCTTTGCTCTTCTTCTTCTTGGAGTTCTTTTTCGGCTAACTCCGTAACCATTTTTGTATTTTCTATCATTTTTTCTCCTTATTTTTCCTTGCCCTTAAAATCTACTTGCATGTCTAACAATTGTGTATTTCGCTGCACACTTTGCTCTATTTTGCCAATATTTTGGTGATAATTGAATCGTGCTTGTTTTGTCATGACGTTCTACAGTCATGCCATAAAAATTATTTCTATTCATTCTTTTTAGTAAAGTCGATTGTGCTGGTAAATGAAATTTTATTTTCTTTCCTGTTGCCAGTCCAAGCCAAAATTCAATACAACCTTTCTCATTTCTCATATATTCATTAGAGGCTCCGAAACTCAGATCAACCCCAAATAAATGAATATTTTTCGGTTGTTGCATGATAGCCAATGCAATCATATAAGAAACATTAGTTAAGAAAAATGCTATATCATAATTCTGAATAATCTTGTCAGTCGGATATTTAATATTATTTTTTATTTCAGGATATTCTCCTAATGTATAAACTGGAAAATCTTTTTCATTAATGTTTTTTATTAATTCTTTGTCTCTCCGAAATTGAGTAACATAAGGATTATGCATAATGAATAATTTGTCTAAATCCCTTTCCTTGTAGGTACTATTGCAACCCCAATATTCCACGTTTTCTGGTTTTTTAACTGGACATCGAAGTAACGATACCCCTCCTCCTAAAATAAAAATACTATTCAGATTTTTTACAAATTTTTCTTCCATGTTTCTCCTTTTTTATTTTTCTTTTTTTTAATATAATGTCGTCCGTCTTTTACATTACTATAATTTGTATCTTCAGCTATATTATCGTCTATTTGTTTTGGCTCGTAATTGATGATTGTTATATTGTGGCCAGCCTTGCTTTCATAGTTAATTTTCGTATTATGTCTATGAATTATCATTTCTGGAAGTTTGTCGACTCTTAATTTAATATCGACTCCAAAGATAGATCCAATCTCTTCTGTGATATCTTTATTCCCTTCATAGATTTTAGTATCTCAACAATACATTCCCGTTACAATTTTAATAGGTTTAATAGCCATTTTTACTCCTTTATTTTACTCCGAAAAGCTTTTTAATTGTCGCTCTGTTCTTTTCTAATGCTGGTCTCAAATAGGGACGAGGAGCTTGTGTATAATGCCGACCGAGCGAGTCCACGCCTACGAATCCAAGTTCTAGTCTGCGGGCATATTCGAGATTTGTGCCAACTCTTCCCATCATGGCTGTTTTGTCAATTTCATGAGTAATTCTCCCTTTTAAAGTTCCTGTTACGGAAGCTGGTGCATGTCCTGCTGGTGAAGGAGAAGTAACTGTTCCAATACTTAATTTAGCAGTATCTTGAACTAATATACAAGCTTCTTTTAATGCCGCTAAAGCAGCCGCGTCAACCACTAATTTAAATTGCGCTCCATACCACTTGTAATTCACAGGCATTTAATCATCTTCCTTTTTTATCATTATCATCGTGTGATTGTTCGCCTCGTCAACATCCCCGAAATCCACTATATTATAATTTTTGCTATTATAAACTACTCTCATTTTAGCGGCAATATTTGAATAATAACCGCAATAAACCTTGGCATCTCTAATCCAAAAGATTTTATTATTGACAAGAGATTCGCCTCGCGACATGCCATGTAACCAATTGATTCTGCAAGGAACATCCGTAAGTCCAGAAACGTCTGCCCAAGTTGTTGTAGCTGTTCCATAAGCATCTTTTGTCTCCGTAGATTCTTGAAAATCAATTTTAGCATTAAAAAGATTTTTCATTATCTTCATCTTCCTTTTGTTTTGTTCTAAAAACTAAATCTAATTGTATTTTATTTTTGTTCATAATTTTTTCTACTTTTTTATTGAAATATATTTCCCACTTATCACGACTAAAATTCACTTTTGAATTACAACCAGAACATAAGGTAATTAGATTATTAGGGAAACTATTCTTTTTGTTATAATCAATATGATGAATGGAAAGTTTTTGATACAATTCTGCCTCTGGTATCTCACATAATTGGCATTGATAATTATCACGATGTCTAATTAATTCTTTAAGTTGATTATTGAATTCAAAAGCATAAGGCAAATTAGAAATTCCACCTTGCCAATTTGGATTATTTTCCTTTTTCATTCTTTCGCTGTGTTTTGGTCTTTTCAATCCTCTACTCCATGCGATATGTCCTCTATCTCCTATATGTCTACATTTATTAGAACAATATTTTGCTTCTTTTTGGCTTTCTGAAACTTCGAATTCTTTTTTACAAACTAAACATACTTTTTTTATTCTTTTTCTTTTAGATATGCCATAACATTCTTTTGAACAATAAATCCTATTTTCCGAAGGACAAGAAATAAATAATTTTTGACAAATTGGACAGATCTTTTGAACTCTTTTTCTCTGAGATAAAGAATAACATTTAGGAGAACAATATAATCCTTTTTCTATTTTCAACCTATATGGCGTTCTTGAAAATTCCTTACCACAATATTTACATATCCTTATTATCTTTTTTTCTTTAGATTCGTTATAACATTTTTGAGAACAATATTTTCGATTTGAATCAAGCAATACTTCAAATTCTTTATTACAAATTAAGCATCTTTTTTTGATTTTCAATCCTGCTAAAAATCTACCCTTATTGTCTCTCATTCCCATAGTTCTAATATAAACCCCGCTTGGCATTACACTGCTCCAAATATAGGTTTTTTATTGATATATCTTGACAAGAGCTGATCGGCTTCACTTATTCCTGTAAGATATTTCCCATTCCCTTTTACTGCAGCACGTTTATATGCGTAATCCCCAAGACGTTCGCTTTCCATTCCATACCCTGAAACACTATATAGCGAATTATCGTTCTCGTATCTCGCCAGGATTGTACAAATTTTCTTGATCTGTTTCGGGCAGCTTCTGTGCCCCATCGAACCCCAAACTTCAATATTTCTTTTTCCTCTACTAAAAATATTATCAGTAAAAAATTCATAAGGTTCCATAAGTGTTCCTGGTTCATGACTAGTTAATATTGGATTTCGATAGATCGAATTATCATTCCAGTCCCAATTATAAATTACGTCAACCGTATCACTTGTCGTTAAAGTCATGGGCAAACTATCAGCTAAAGTATAAATAACATCTCCACTCGAAGTTGCTGTATGACTAATTATTCTACTTCCCCAATAATGTTCGGTTGCAGAATTATCATAAACTCCTATATAATTATTCTGATAATAATTTGCCGTAATACTTGCTTGAGTTATCGTAACAGTAGATTCTCCAGAAGAACCACTAATATTAGTGGAAGTAAAATCTAGAGTATCAACTTCAATATCGGCAATAACCATTTTATTGACTGATAAAATATTATTTGATATGAATGGAAATATTTGAGCTTTCCCATTGCCATCAAGAAATTTATGAAAAGTTTTAACATAGAAATAATTTTCAGTTATTTTTTCTATGGTTTCTTCTGTGCGGTCAATAATTTCTTGTTTTTCGGCAGTTGTTAATCCTGTTGAAAAATTATCTATATCAGCGATTTGAATGTAATTTGACATTTATACACCTTTTTTTATTTTTGGTTCATAATTAAATTTCTCATAAAGACTGAAATATTTTTAAAAAGGGCTTTTTTAAGGAAAGCCCAAAAACCTTTGTTTTTTTATTCTAAGGTCAAGTAGAGTATTGCACTGTCTGATACTGCGCCAGGAACGGCTGCATAACCAACATATTCAGTAAGCATATCGGCCCCTGTAGTAACATTGTCAATTACTACTGAACCTGCTGTAGCCAAATCCCTAAACAATCCTTTTCCAATAGTACTTGCAGTACCAGTGCTGACTAAACAAGTTGCAATCCCTCTGGTTTGAATCCAGCAATATGGAGTTGCAACAGGAACTGCTGTTCGAGAAATTCCCAATACTTTACCTACTGCGGTAGTTACTGGAGCAATAACCCAATTTGCATATTCGTTAGCAAGTAAAGTTGCTTTTGACCCGGTAGAAATTGCTACAGGAATAGCTTCTTCGAAAGTAAATTTTACACTTACAGCGCCTGTGCTTGCAGGATGTGAAGAAATCTTAAAGATCTGCCCCATACCTCCGCTTGCACTACCATCACTAACACAATAATGCCCATACTGAAACTGATTAGCGGCAGTTACACCAGTAGATACTACGGACGCATAACCATATGAGACACCTGAAGTAGAAGCAGTTGCGATTGTTAAATCTTGTTCAATTGTTCCCGTTCCTCCATTATAAGGAGCGGCTTCTAACAAAGTACCTGCTACACCTGCTGTTCCAGTCGAACACTTTGAATAACGATATACTTTTCCATCTTTCACTAGCTTTGTGCCTAACAAATAATTCTGTGTTGCCGAAACTGCAAGAGGAGTCTGGGCACTGCATCCAGCGATTATTCCACCTTCACTAATTGCTTGGCCAGTACTTCCATCTCTATAACATTCATTTACTATTCTTCCTAAACTTTGATTCATCGTTCTATCTAAATTACCTAAATCACGTCTTGCCATTATTTTTCACCTCGCTCGTTTTCTAATATTTTATTAATTTATTTTTTTAACCATGTATTAAATTATGCATTATGACCGCAGCTTCAGGATTTTCTACTTTTGTATCCATACGAATAGTATAATATATGTAAGTAGCTTCATCAGCGGCTTTTCTTTCACTTTCTAACTTGAGTCCTCTGTGTAGTCCAATTATAAAGTTATCTTTATTGGTTAAAATTACGTCAGTATAAACACTCGAACCATACGCTTCAGTTCCAGCACCTCCGGTTGCATAAGTTGTAGGCATTAAAGGAACACTAGCAATTGGAACAGTTCCGAAAGCTAAAGGAGCTTTCCCTAATATTGCATTATCTCCAAGAGTAGTTCCTCTCTGCGATAATGCTTCAATATAATCACTTGAAACAATATCATTGCAGAAGAATCTTAAATTACTGAGACCTTTCATTTTGTATTTCGAATCCAATGAACTCAACATTTTAGCAAACTTGAATTCCCATTGATAAGGAGCACCAGTGCTTTGTGTTGCGATTTTCCCAGCATAAGTAAAGTTTCCGCTTGCAGTACTTGATGCATCTAATTCTGTTGCTGCTGCAGGAAGTGTTCCCGAATCAGAAGGATCACCATGTAATAAGTGATATCTGAAACCATCAAATAAACTTCTTGCGTCAGTAGCTGCGAATGCTGTTGAATTTGCAGTATAATAAATTTCATCTAATTCATTAGCGACTCTTATTGCTATAATTTTCATAAGATGATTAGCGAATGCCTGTCCTTCTATGTTGTCTTCTAAATCATCATCATAAATTACTACAGCGCCTCTTAATTTCTTACTTGATAAAGTCATCTTCCCTTCGGTAAATGTTTTTACATAATCCGATGATGCGAACGTACTCGCAGGTTTTAAGAATCGTTTACTAGTGTCATAGCCCATGTAACGAATATTCTTTTCATTTTTTGCCATTTTTACTATTCTAGCATTGTTTTTCCAAAAAGATTCATCGATTACATAATCTATAAATTTGTCAGCTTCTTCTGGGTCAAGTTCGATATTTGGCATAGCCACTAAAGCAGTGCTTTTTATAAATTCTTTTTTTGATAATAGAGCTTTATTTGTTATCATTTTTGTTTTTCACCAACTTTCGTTTTTTGTTTGTTAGTACTTTTTATTGTTGCATAAAAGTCCATTCAAAACTACCATCCTTTTTAATATGTTTGTTTTCTTCGACTTCTTCTGTTTCTTCTTCTAGACTCTTTTTACCGCTTTTCTCGACTTCTAGTTTACTAATTTTATCTTCTAATTCTTTAATCGATTTATCTTTTTTCTCCAATTCTTCTTTTGTGTCTTCTGCTGCCTTTGTTACTGCTTCATTTATTTTGTTTTCTACTTTTTCTTTTTCTGCTTTTTCTGTTGCCATTTTTTCAGTTTCCTCACTTGGTAAAAGATTAGATAAAGAACCTAATACATCTGTAAAACCACTTAATTGTTTTACAGCATGCCCTATAATATCGAGAGTGTCTTTGGATAATTTCTTACCCGCTTTTTCTAAATCTTCATCGGTTTCTTTGACAGCTTCTTTAACTTCTCGAACACCGAACTTGGCTAATACGCTTAATTCTTTATTTAAATCTTCTGGTAACTCATCCTTGTATTTACTAAGAACTTCTAACGCACCAGAATATTTTTTAATATCTTCTTCAGAAAGAGCTTTTAATACTGCTTCTTGTTCTGCTGATATCTCCTCTAAGCCATTAACAGCTTTAAAGATTTTGATTAATTCGTCCATTTTATTCACCTCTTTCGTTTTTTCGTTTTTTACGATTGTAAA